ATTGAGAAGGCTAGACTTACTCCTCCTGAGTGGGACGGGGGCCAGCTAACTTCTCTCTGTGGTTGAGACGAGTTACTTGAGCCCCGGCCCTAATAAGGTCGGGGCTCAAACTTTGGGGATACATTATGGGATTAACAAAGCGACAAAAGAAAGACAAGCAAATTGCTGACCTTTGTCGTACGATCAATCCCAAATCACAATCAGCTAAACAAATTGAAAGGAAGATCAGACGCGTAGAAATGCGCAAAGGTGAGACCAAATAAGCAGGTGTGGCGGAATTGGCAGACGCGCTAGATTTAGGTTCTAGTGTCGAAAGACGTGGAGGTTCGAGTCCTCTCACCTGTACCATGCCTGGGTGGCGGAACGGCAGACGCAGCACCTTGAGGGGGTGCCGAGAGTAATCTCGTGAGGGTTCGAATCCCTCCCTAGGTATTTAATCTCTTTGACAATTCTACAGCAGTGCATTGTATCAAAATGACAATAAAATAGAAAGCCCAGATGGCGGAATCGGCAGACGCGTAGCTTTCAAAAAGCTATTCCCGCAAGGGAGTGTGGGTTCAAGTCCCACTCTGGGTACCATTCTTTGACAATTTACTAACGGGCACGTAGCTCAATTGGTAAGAGCGCTCGACTCATAATCGATCGGTTGTAGGTTCAAGTCCTACCGTGCCCACTTTTAAGCCGCCTTAGCTTAATGGATAAAGCAACTGCCTTCTAAGCAGTCGAGTCCTGGTTCGAATCCAGGAGGCGGTGCCATGCCGGAATGGCGGAATTGGCAGACGCAGGAGACTTATTAACTGAGTGCGCAGACAGAAATGTCTGATGTAGAACTGCTCAAATTCGGGGAAACCTTAACAGGTAATGCTGATGGCAATCCCGAGCCAAGCCTAGAGATAGGAAGGTGTAGAGACTAGACGGGCAGCGCCTAAGTGAAAATATGGCGAAGGGATAGTCCAGACCACAAACTTAACGGCAACGAAAGTTGTAGTGGTAAGAAAATCTCCCGACCGCAAGGTCATACGGGTTCGAGTCCCGTTTCCGGTACTAAAAAGTCGTGGGCATTGTGGAAGTAAATAAAGCATGAAACTTCCACAATGCCCACGACATGAATTATTCGACGATGACGAATTTAAGAAAATAGTGGTAAATTCGTCATCCATTGACAATTTGATGAAAAATCTTGGTTATAAATCAAGATCATCATTTGACAATGTTGTCAAATCACGCTGCGACAGACTTGGCTTGGATATACCGAAGTTTGTATTTAAAACACACACTGATGAGGAAGTAATTGAAGTAGCCAAAAAGTCTAAATCAATTACTGACACAATGCGGAAGTTGGGTTTAAAACCTAATGGTTATGCCCACGCTAGGTTTAAGATAAGACTTCAAAAACTTGGATTTGAGTGGAATGATGCCAGTGCGTGGAACAGAGGTATCAAAACTGGCAAAAAGAGACCAATAGAATGTTATTTAGTTATTGATGGCCCTCAGATTTCTTCATCCCATCTTAGAAAAAGGTTGATTTCAGAAGGTTTAAAAGAAGCAAGATGCGAAATCTGCAACATCACTGAATGGAATGGAGAACCAGCACCGCTTCAATTGGATCACAAAAATGGCACTAGAAAAGATTGCAGACTTGAAAATCTTAGAATATGTTGTGCTAATTGTCATGCTTTAACACCTACTCATTCTAAAAGAAAATCTCATGTCTCCGTGGTGTAACGGATAGCACTTCGGCCTCCTAAGCTGAAGATCCAGGTTCGAATCCTGGCGGAGACGCCATTTATTCTGGCTTTTCAAATTCAATTAAGATTCTAACGTCACCATTATCAATATCCAAACACTGCCAACCAACCTCTTCTATAAGTGGTTTCAGCTTATAGATGCTTTCATAAATGTTTTGAATATGTTCAGCGCCACATTCGCCATACTGGCTCTCCCACATTTTTGCGCTTTTTGCTAAATTGTCTTCATCAGTCATGCTTCCACCCGCATTTAACAATCATGGTCATTAGCTACCCAAATGTTACTGTGATATCGTCAGATGAAGCGCCACAGTCATTTGTCCAGGTTACTGTTCCAGTGAGTATTCCACTAACGCAGCTAAGAGAAACTGTCAAATCACTTATACCATCTGTACAACCGGATAATGGCGAAGCCGAGAATGTATCAGTAGCGACAGTGTAAGTCACTACCATATTACCACAACTGCAATCACCCCAAACCCAATCGCATGTTGACCCATTATCAAAAAATCCTTGATATGGCAGTGGGTCACAGTCTCCACCACCACAATTATTAAATCCAGAGACACTTAACGCTGGTTGGGTTCCAGAGCACAAGTCACATACATCACCAGAGGATTGACTGCTATCATCTGATTGAATGCTGGCTGAACTAATATCACTGCTGGCCGAGGTCACATCGCTAGATCCGCTGCTGATAGATTGGCTAGAAGCTGATTGTGTGCTAAGACTAGAACCAGAGTCTGAGCTTTCGCTTTGGCTGCTGATAGATTGGCTAGAAGCTGATTGTGTGCTAAGACTAGAACCAGAGTCTGAGCTTTCGCTTTGGCTAGATGGGCTTACGCTAGAATTAGACAAACTGGAACCAGATTGACTTGAAGGAGTTGATCCAGATTCTGCGGCACTTTGGGTTGATTCAGATTGGCCACTATTACTAGAGCCTGATAGAGTGCTCTCACTAGAATCAGAATCGGAGCTATCGCTCTCACTGGATGGGCTCACACTAGAATCGGATTCTGTGCTTAAACTGGAATCAGAATCGGAGCTATCGCTCTCACTGGATGGGCTCACACTAGAATCGGACTGAGTGCTATCGCTTGAATCAGAATCGGAGCTATCGCTTTGGCTAGATATGCTTACACTAGAATCGGACTGAGTGCTATCGCTTGAATCAGAATCGGAGCTATCGCTCTGGCTAGATATGCTTACACTAGAATCGGACTGAGTGCTATCGCTTGAATCAGAATCGGAGCTATCGCTTTGGCTAGATATGCTTACACTAGAATCGGACTGAGTGCTATCGCTGGAGTATTCAGACTGAGAGGATTGATTTTCTTCACTTATCTCACTTATCTCACTTATCTCACTTATCTCACTATCATCACTTTCACTAAGGCTGGAACCATCTGATAAAGATGAGAGTTCTGACTCTGAAGACTCTGAAGACTCAGATGTGCCAGAAGATGACGAAGTATCAAATGGCGGGTTTAATTCTTTGGGGTCTACATCGATTAGAGCGTCACACTCGTCTCCAGTATTACCGCAGAACCAATATGGTTCTTTGCAATTAGTCAGTTCTGGGAACGGATCACCAAAAATAGTGAAAGGGCTGCTTTCAACCCAAACATTAATTGGTTCTTCTGCTCCATTAGACCCAGCTTCAGCATTAATATATCCTAAAGAATACCTTGCCTGATTATAACACCCAGACAATGGTGTATAATTTGGTAAGTTAATGTTGGGAGCAGAGATTTTTCTTTCGAATCGATGGTATTCGATTGGTTTTCTTGGAGCAGATGTTACTTGAGCAGCAGCCCAATATTCACCGAATGGTAGATTGGTTTGCGGGGTAACATTGATGACATTGTTTAATAATTCATTAACAGATGTCTTCTTAAAAATAAATGCATTGACTGTTGGATTGTATCGAAGCATGCCAACTAATTCAGTGAACTGGCCATTTGTAGGTGCTTCGTTTTGATCTACTTGAACATGATTTACGCCATTGGGGCCGTTTTCGCCTTTAGGTCCTCTCTGGCGAATCTTAAATCTTAGGTTAGGGTTATTAAGCTTGCCTTTAATTCTGACTTGGCCATCAGCTGGATTACCAATCAGCTGAATGTTGGAAACGCCATCATCTGGGTCTTCAACATTGCCATTTAAGTTAATCGTTGCTTCAAAAATCTGTTCATCTACATCGAATCCACGTAAGCTGATGGGTTCTTCTGTCAGAGGAGTGCTAACATCTACATCAAAGGACCCATCTTGATAGACTGGACGAAATTTTTCAATGGGCGCAGAAACGCCATCACGACCAGATAAACCTTGTGGCCCATTTATCCCCCTGACACTTTGGCACGGGAATCTGGTTAACCTTCTATTAATTGCACTTTTATTTGCTTCGATCCTAAGGCAGTTATTTTCAATGGCAAATGAAACGAAGTTGTCGCCGCTAATAAAATGATAGAAATACGTCTTTTCCGGTGTTAGTTTGAGATCTGAAGGGGGATTGTCTTTAAAAGACTCTTCAATTTGTTTTAGTCTTCTAAAGAGGTAAGGGTATACTAAGCCATCATTGTCTCTAGTAACAGCCGAATAGGCTTGAGCAGATCCTAAATTTTTCCAGGTATCATCTTCTTTGTTATAAAGATACTTTCTACCGTTACTGGAAGTACGGTCTAAATCAGAAGGGCTGTTGTTGAACCCATCAGTCATGTAATATATTTACCCGTTGCGTTCTCTTTTATCTTGGTCCATTTTGAAATAATATCCTATTACTGTACCAACCAAAATTAACCAATGATCTTCAATCTCTCCTTTAGTTAGACTCTGATACGCAGCTACTATTAAGATTAAAGTGGTTATCGCCCGCATGAAGTGTTCACGCGTGGCGAACTTATCAATTAGATATCTAACAAATGGTTTATCGCGATCGCTTGGATCCTTGAGGGGTTCCATAACTTATATTTGGAACGACAACTGCCATAAAATAATTGACGACCTTGTAAAGAAAATATAAAATGAGCAGAGATATGAGACACTACTCGTACAGTTATTCAAGTTCATCTAGTCGTGCCGGGGGCACAGACTGCTAGAGCTTAAGTAGCTGTTTGCAGATCTTCCAAGCCCCTGGTCCGTAAAAAGGCCGGGGGCTTTTTCTTTGAACTTTAAAGGGGTGGTAGACCGTATGTTGGAAGCGGGGCTGACTGTAGATCAGCTGTCTTTGACCCAGGGGGTTCGACTCCCTCACACCCCACCAAATGGATAGTCAACTCTGCGGGGCAGGGCTTCGATTGCTAATCGAATGGTACCTTCGGGTATGAGGGTCGGGACCTCGGCTATCCGCCATGGAGAGTTGGCAGAGCGGCTTAATGCACTTGTCTTGAAAACAAGCATGGGTAAAACCATCCGGGGTTCGAATCCCCGACTCTCCGCCATGGAAGCTGAACCGGGCAGGCGAACCGGGACTGTTTCGAAAACAGATCGCACCGCAAGGTGTGGGGGTCGGTACCTCCAGCTTCCGCCAATGTTAGAATCTATATTGATTCTAACTATGGAACGTCAACCGGACAAGCGTGCCGGTACCGCTTGGAAAGCGGTTAGTGCCCAATAAGGGCATGGGGTGCAAGTCCTCGGCGTTCCGCCAGTTGACATGGAATGGAGCTGACCAAATGAGCCGATTAAACATCGATCTCACTTTCCTTGAGGGGCTTGCTGCTGTTGCTGTTGGCGACGCCCTTTTTGCTCTATAATTGTATTAAGGGCTTTGTCGTCTATTTCTGCTGCTTTTTGTTCGTAGTCTTGAAAACCCACGTCGGAATCTTTTTCAATTAATGTTGGTGGCATTGTTGGTGCCGCCCATTCTTGCTGGGCTCCGACTAGACTAAGTATTACTTCTCTGGTAGTTCTAACTTCAATGATATCTTTATCTAATCCTCGTAACATATTTTCATGAACAATGATCTCGCGCCAAACTGTTCTGTTATCGTTATCAATTCTGCTTTTTAAGTGCTGGATTTCGTCGTCATATTTATTAATAAGTATTTGTTTTTCATTTTCTAGTTTAGTGATTCTGCTACGGTCGTTCCACCACAAGGTCCAAGCACCGATAACTGCTGCACCTAATAATGTTTGCCAGATACCTGATATCCAATGCGTTTTGTTAGCCATATTTTATATTCGATTTCTATGCAAAAATAATGCGGAGACAGATCAATGACAGTTAGCAGCTTTACTCTCAGAATATCTGGAAATGCAGCGTTAGAAGATGGCAATATTGTTAGCTTTTTACAGAATTGGGATTCTAATGTTTTAGGTGAATTGCCGGATAGCAATTTAAGCTTCCGTAATTTGTATCCTTCTAAGAAGTCTGAGGTAGAAGCCCTCTATCCCTACGTCACTACTGATGGTGGCGCTGTAAGTGTTTCTGATCCTTCCCCTGATGCGGAAGTACCAGTTACTTCTTTATCGATGGTTATCTCTGGTAATATTGCATATGCTGATGATACTGTGGAATCAGTTGAGTTTGAAGTACGAGATGATGGCAGTGTTTTTAACCATTCTGGTGGTGAGAAGTGGGATAAGTTCACCAATGATATTAGAGATAATGGTTTAACTAGTTTAGAAGAAACTGTCGAATCAATATTTACTACTTTATATTCTGCAGAAGGTGATTCAATTACAGCATCACTTACTTTTTAATTTTTAGACCTGGTTACGAGCGAAGATGTCTTATTTCTACGGGCGTCATGATAAGATGTTGAAAATTTTTTAATATTCCATTGAGTATATTTAAGTTAAAAATAACTTAGAGAATCATGAGACTAAAATATTTAAACGAATCAGTTCATAACATCGACAGAACAAAACTGTTAATCTTATGGTATGAAGACGAAAATGGTAACAAATATATTCCTAGTCAAGAAGAAACACCAGATGATGTACCAATTGATAAGTACCCTTATCAGGTATCGCAATTTCCCACAGAATTAAAAACCACTTATTTGAAGTGTTATGATGGTAGATCAGAAGAAGTAGCTGAAGGCAGTCAAACTTGGCCGGAAGACTTAGTTTTAGCTATGGCTAATTCTGGTGATTATTCTCTATCTGAATCTATACTTATTGCTGCATGTAGTTGTGAACGATGCTTGAATTCTTTATATCATAAATATGGACTAGACGATGGTTATCCAGAAGGTAGTGAAGAATGGCAAAAATGTGGGACTGTTTGCGATTTCTGTAAAGAACTTTCTCTTCATTGAGATAATACTTATCTGAATAACGTTTGGTTTTTCTTAACTTTTGGATTTTGTTCGTCTTGGACTACACCACCGTTTTGCTTTATATAGTTCTGCATCATATTTGCAATATCTTGTTCTTTAGCATTTCCTAGAACTTCTGATTGAGGCTGGTTTGTATCATATTCAGGAGCAGACGATTTTGGAGTCAATATCTCTGGATTATCCATAGCAACAGCGATAGCATCGACATCCGACTGAGGGGTAGAACAAGAGGTATTACCATCGATTTCCGAACCCATTAGTCTCTGGGCATCCTTGGATCCTCTCCATTTACCATCATAATTAGATGATAGTTTTTTATTATTTGTGTTGACTATTCTAATCATATGTTATTTTTGAGGTAAATATAATGAGATGGGTCATCATCGTTTATGAAAATTATCTCAATAGAACCTAATGACTTATACGAAACAGGACCTATCATTGTTAATGTGGAGGATCTTAGGTATACGGATGTGAATTTGTTGATTAATGGTGTTGAGTCTGATATTAAAGTAGTCAATAGTTCGGTTATTAAAGCAACAATACCACAAATTCCTAGGAGTAGGACATATGATTTACGCATACAAGTGCGCGATCGTAGCGGGAAGATAATATTTTCCCAATCAGAATTTATTTTCATCAATAGCATTAATAAAGAGGACTTGCCGTTTAGATTTCCACCAATTATTGATCCTAACGAATCTAATCTTCAACCGCCTGATGAATCTACTCAATCATCGAGTAGCAGTGAGAGCGCTAGCTTTAGCTCTTCGTCTAGCTTTAGCAGCACTAGTAGTCGGAGTAGTTCTAGTAGTTCCACATCTAATAGCTCAGTGTCTGATGATTCATCTAGTTCTGATAGTTCTAATAGTTCTACATCTGATAGTTCTACATCTGACAGCTTATCTAGTGACAGTTCACCTAGTTCTATATCGATTTCATCATCATCCAGTTCTGATAGTACTGATGTTAGTTCTAGTTCTAGTGGTGAAGCCTCAGCAGAATCAGGTGCTATGATGGCGTTCTTAGATTCTACAGCGCCAAGCGGGTGGTTGTTATGTGACGGCTCAGCGGTATCTAGAACTACTTATTCGGATTTATTTGCGGTGATTGGGACTGCCTATGGTGCAGGTGATGGATCTACGACTTTTAATTTACCTGACGGACGTGGCAGGAGCATTTTTGGTGATGACGGTGCCACATTCGTTACTGGTGGTAATGGCGGATCAACCACCCATGATCACGGTGGGTCTTCTAATGGACATGCTTTAGCAATTAGTGAAATGCCTAGTCATGACCATAATGGCCCTTGGAATGGGACAGTACCAGCAGCAGACGCTGCACATACTTGTGCTGTTGGCAGAAGAAGCACAGGCAATAGAGGAAGCAGTGATTCTCACAGCCACTCTCTGGATATGGTTAATATATTGCCGCCTTATCAGACCTGTTATTGGATTATAGCTGAATAATGGCAGATTTAGCAGCAGGAATGGTAATGTTATGGACAACTGGGTCTGCGCCCACTGGTTGGTTACTTTGTGATGGGTCAGAAGTATCCAGGACTACTTATTCAGATTTATTTGCAGTGATTGGCACCACTTATGGTGCAGGCGATGGATCTACTACTTTTAACCTGCCAGATTTTTCTGACTCCGCTCTATTTGGAGTTGATGGTACTGCAGACTTTCTAGATTTAACAACTTCTGGTGGGTCATCAACGCATAGTCACTCGGTTGGATCTCACACTTTAACGACATCTGAGATGCCTAGCCACGATCATAGCAATGTCCACGATGGATCACAGGATCAATCAGACGCTGGTAGTTTTTCAGTTGCCGAACCTAATAGACAAGCACTTGGATCAAGAGGTGGTGGTGGATCTCACAATCATGGAATTAGTAGTGACGACAACACCCCGCCATCATTAGTGCTTAATTATGTGGTGAAGACATGACAGCTACTGGCGGTATTCAACCATTTGGTGGTTCTTCTGTTCCAACTGGCTATTTAGCATGTGATGGATCCGCAGTATCGAGAACGACATATGCAGATCTATTTGCAGTGATTGGCACCACTTATGGTGCAGGCGATGGATCTACTACTTTTAATTTGCCTGATATGCAGGGAAAAATGTCTTGTGGTGTTGGTGTTAATTCTTTAGCTGCACAGATTGGAAATGCAACACACAGCCATGGTGGGTTAAATTCTCACACCCTAACTACATCTGAACTTCCTAACCATAATCATCCAACTGGCCCATTCGATACAGGTGATACCTCAGGGTTCTTCACTGGCGAAAATCACCCAGCGGCTAGCCGTAAGAACACAACCAATACCGGAGGCGGCGGGTCTCATTCACATTCTATTCCGTCTCAAAATAATAGGCCACCATATATAGTATGTCGGTTCATCATCAAGACTTGAGGTAATATAATGACCAGAATTCCGAAGCGTTTGTCAATCATAATGGAAGATCGCAGGGTCGTCGATGAGGACTTTGAAGATCCCATTTTGTTTGATGATCCGGATTTAAGTCCAGATTATGCAGATTTAAAAGAGGATGGAGTATGGGCCATTCAGTGGTATGGAGAAGCAGATCAACCGTACGGCGAGATTGAATATGAAGATGATCGCCCTAATGAAATATTCATGGAATTTTCTAGAATAGAAAGATATGTTGATGCTGTTGATGACACACGATATAGAAGATCTGCTAGAAAAGCTGCTGAACTGGATAGCTATCGGTCCAGCCAGCAATTTGAGGATGATTTAATCAAAAAATTATATTGGAAAACTGCCATGCATGAAACCAATAATTTAGGTGCTAATCCTACGTCGGCAGCTAGGATTGAAAGAATGGCAATTGATGGTGATTCAGATGCCATTAGTGCTATTAGCTGGAAAGATGATCTTTGGGATGAATATGAAAATCGTAAGCAACAAATCCAGAATGCTTCAACTCCAGAAGAAAAAGAAGCAATTGACAATGATTTTAGTGATTTTAAGGATTTGACCGTAAATATAAGAGACGTTCTTAATAGAGGAAGACTTAGTTAGTGAAGATTTTATCGATAGGACCTGATTATTTATATGAGACTGGCCCAATTATAGTTGAGACTGATGGACTAGAGTATACTGATATCAATTTATTGATAGACGGAGTTCAATCAACAATAAAATTCATTAGCGGCTCAATAATTAAAGCTACAATCCCGCAAATACCTGAAAGTGATGCTTATGATGTGCTGGTTCAAATTATAGATCGCAATGGTAGAATAATTTTTTCAGATCCAAAACCAGTATTTATAAACAAAATACGCGAAGAAGATTTACGGTTCAGATTTCCGCCAGCTCTAGATCATCATAATTGACGGCCCATTTCTGATTGTTATAATATGGTACGATGACTGTTCAGAACCCCAATCCAAATAATCCAGTTAAGGACATATGACCGGCGTCATTTGGATTAGGAAATAGCATACCCTTCCAAGAGCCCCGGTCGCAAGATCGGGGCTCTTGCTTTATTGGCTCTTTGACATCGTTATAAAACTCTGTGTAGCTCAGCTTGGTAGAGCGCTGCGTTCGCAAGATCGGGCCCTTATTTTATCAGTTCTTTGATGATCCCAGATAACTCAATGGAAGAGTAGCGGACTGTTAATCCGTTAGTTGCAGGTTCGAGTCCTGCTCTGGGAGCCACTACCTCTCGCATTACACTTGGTTCATTTCGGGGTATAGCTCAATCTGGTCAGAGTGCCTGCCTTGGGAGCAGGAGGTTGTGAGTTCAAATCTCACTACCCCGACCAAAGCTATAATTCGAATCAAGTGTAATGCGAGAGGCTCATTATGAAAAGATGTGCAAATAATAAGGCCACAACAGAAATATTGTTCTATAACATGCATGCGGGAGAACAGAACGAGTATTAAGCGCCCCTGCAAGGAGCATTTATTTAGTGATGCGAACGATATGTCTTTGAGACAGGTCGCTAAGAAATATGGGGTATCCGACAGAACCGTGAGGAAATGGTTGACGTATTATGATATTGATTTACAAAAATCTTTTTCTGGGAAGACTATAAAATAATCAAGATTAATGTAAAGGAGGCTGACATGTCATTTTAGGGAGACCTAGACATGTCACGTTCTTATCGCAAGAAGCCTTATTCTTCTCATTATTGCTACCGCTCCGAGAAGCAATGGAAGCGGGATAATAATAGGCGGATGAGGCGCATCGTACATCAGAGGCTTAACCGATGGGGTGAAACCGATGATGATTTAGTGCTGCCTATCATGAAGGAAATCTCTAATATTTGGGATTCTCCCAGTGAGGGCAAACACTGGTTCATGGACTGGCTTGACTACATGGGTGAACTCAGATTTTTCAAAGAGGTGATCCGGAAATGACTATCTTCAGTTCAATGTCTCTCCAACTAAAGGGAGAGATCATGGTAGGTGGATATTCTAAGTATCACCCATTTACTTGTGGTAGACCTGGGTGCAGGTGCAAATTAAGAGATCATAAAATCGATCGTGGACCTTTTATTGAAGATTATGATGAAGACTAATGGCGAAATACTAGTAGAATTAGATTATGAATTATTGTTTAGTGAATTTTGCGCAGAGATTTGTGCTAATAAAGCAGAAGCATTTCGTGTAGGATTCTTTAAGCAATGGCTTAAGAAAAATAGAAAAAGCATATGGAAAGGAATGCTTATAAAAGGGTCTAATTATGGGCAAAAAGCTGCGGAGGAACGATTTGGGGAGTTAGCTGATTGTATATTAAAGACTTGGGAATCATTAGGATTACTAGAAATGAGAAATGATTCAAGAAGGTGTCGATATATATTATTTGATAGTGATATCTATGACATCATGCAGTAATAGTTCCTACTCCACCGCATTTGGCACATTTTTCATAGTTGACCCTATTAACGCCCGATCCCCTACATAATGGACAATCAATAGTCTTAGACCCTGACAGATGTCCACTACCAGCAGTAGCAGCCCTTGTTAAATTATATTGATCATCGGTTTCTTTAAGTATCTTATCAAGCTCAGAGCCAGATCGCTTATCGATTCGGATAATGGTAGTTCCGAAATCGCTTTTCTGAACAATGCCGTCTTCTAATTTCTTGACTCTCTTATTTCCTTCGTGGATAGCTCGTCCTTCTCCATCTTCCACTCGACTGTATCCAGGCATGGCTGGTGGGAGTTCGTTATCAGCACTTACTTTAGCACTTACTCCTGTTTTTAAATCACCGTCAACTTCTGTGAAACCCTTATCAGATTTTCTGGCTTGTATTTCTTTTGGAGCTACTACGGCGGGAACTTGTGCTTCAGGTTCCTCGGGTTGAGTCAATCCCTTTTCTCCTAATAAAAGACGCCCCAGATCTTCTTTGGAGATTCCCAAATCTTTTGCTGCCTCAGCTATTCTAGCAACTGCTTCGTTTTTCTTTTGCTCTACTTCCAGTTTTTCCTTATCTAGTTCTTCTAATTTGTCTTTAATTAGTTGTTTTAGCTTTTTCAAAGGGTGTTCATCTGCTATATCTTCTTTGATCCAGTAAATAACACCATCAACAGTCAGATCTGTCAGATCACAATCTGACTCGCCTGTCAAAAAGCAGCATTTTTCATTCATAGTATTTTATATACTGCGGAGGTCTCTTAATGAGTAATGACAAAATCATCTCAGTTTATAAAGTTGACTTAGGGTATGATCCCGAAAAGGAGATTGAGCGATCTCTCAAGGAAGAAATTAGCGAAGAAGTTCTTGAAGATGCTAAAGACATTATTGACGCCATATCTGATCGTCCAGAAAATAAAAATGCTATCAAAAAGATTGAAGATGAAAAGAATTTGGAAAAATGTTGTGATATTATTATTAAAGAGGGTAAGATATCCAAGGAGCAACTATGCGAGATAACTAATATGAGTATTTATGCAGTAACTAATAGTATGCGTGCCTTTGCCAAGAAATATTATAGAAAATCGTTTAAAAGGCTATCTAAGAAATCAAATGATTACGGGTTTGAGGAGTAGAAAGAGCTTTGATTATTAACTCTAAGCCATCATTATCGTCGCCAACACAAAATAATTTATAATATGCCAGTTTTTGAATCTTCTTTGGAATATACTCTTCTCTGATCGCTTCGGCAGATAATCTATCAAAGCATATGATTAGACTTGGTAAACATTGTTGTAATGCTTGCCATTCTAACTGAAAGTACGGGCATTCATTAGGTTGATCTCCAGCACATTTAATGACCGAAGTTCTGTAGAAATTGTCTAGTTTGGCCCCGTATTTATTTAATATTTCTTTGGTGTTGTAAAATAGCCCATAAATATCATTTCCATTTGGCTCATATTTTATAAACATTATCTTTTTATGCCAAATGGAAGGTTGGAAATGAGGTATTCTAGAATTATTGCCTAATTTGAACATTCGGCAGCCACGCTCGCATAAACTGCATGCCAATACGCTTCTACCTAATTGTCTAATATATCTTTCAAACCTTTCTGGTTTTGTCTCATTGTCTGTCTGGTCTAAAGTAATATTAAACTTAGGAGGCGGGGTATAATCATTGGTTTTGAAATCCCAATCTACTGTTGAATCTTGTTTTTCTTGAGAAGATTGTGGGTTCTTTTTATGACGCTGCCGATATCTATCAAGGGATCGCATTGAGCATAGCTCCCTATACATGTAATATGTTGATCATTTAAATACCCAATATCAATTTTATGGGGGAATACATGGCCATTTTCAATAATGGCACCTGACAGTATTTCAAATTCATATCCAATAATTTTACCTAGTTCATCTTGAAAATTATCGTAATAATGACCAATAACCTCAAGTAGATACTTGTTATGAGATATCTTAGTGCATTTATGGAAAGGTATTTCTTCATCACATATAAGAGCCTGATTGGCTCCCTCTAAATCAATATTATCATCTTTAATAAAATATTGATAGGTATGATCCATTCTACCATTAAATAGCATACCTGTCCATTTGCATAAAGCATAGTAAGGAACTGTAGATATAGCCTCTTTGTATTCTAATATTTCTCCAGAACTTAGAGTTATGGTATGGTCAGCTATTCTATTAATGGTTTTGACATTAGGATGTTCTTCTTGGAACATCTTAATTTCATTGATAAATTCTCTAAGTAAGGCACTCCATAATTGAAGACAGCTGAATTGGAATACCGTAAAGGTATTCTTGTAGTAATCGATTGTCTGAGGATTTGCATCGATACCAATTCTATCAAAATAGCGATCAGCGAAGCTATCATTATAAAGTAATGATCCAGATATTGAATATGGTCTTTTGTAAAATAAAGGGGAAGTATTAAGGCCCCAATTTTTAATTATTTCTAACACGGACTGATCATATGTAACAAAATCATCACCTAAAGCTGGGACGCCCCTACTATAAAAGCGACTTGGTGCTAATGGCAGTATTTGCCAGTCGCTTCCTAATATTTTTCTGCAAATTAGGGCTACTAGTCCACTTCCAATTATTACCTTAGACTTCATCTAACACAAAGGTTCCCATTTGAATGGGATCTACAAATGGACAGTCGGATTTTAGGGTTTGGACGTCACTGGATGTATCTATAGTTATAGATCCCTTGGTCTTAATATTTATTTTAGGAGCGTCTTCCTCTTCTTCGTTTAAAGATTCTAAGATTTCTTTTTCAATATCACCAATATCTCTTTCAACCGATACTGTATCAATATTAGAATTTAAAGAATAGCTGTCAGGATAGTCGAAGCTGGATTCTCCAGCACCGCAATTTTCACATTGGGCATTTACGGTGCACCCTGGCTGCCATCCAGTTAGATTTACGATGTTTCCATGGCCGCAAAATGGGCATGATGTACTAGCTTTTGTGGGGCAAATTAGATCACCGTTTTCATCTCTGTCGAATTCGTATGGCCTAGCCTGAATGACCTCTCCGCTAAAGTATACCTCAATTAGGTCGAATAGACTTTCGTTTTCCATATTGCGCTCTCTTCTTATTGTTGACTTCTGTTACTTTAAGTACACGTTCACGCATTCTTGAGTGACATTCATCGCAGAAATCCATGTCTAAAACATCTTCTATGTCTTTAGGCCGATCCTTATGATCGATTACTCTTTTCATGTTTATACTATAATATTCGATTTGATCGTCAGTTATTAATACTTCTTTACCGCATAAATCGCAATAAATTCCTTGGCTACTGGGGTGGAACATTAGAATGGTTCTTCAATCATAGGTAGTGATAAAATGTGAGCGTTTCTAGATAGATTAAAGTTTTGGTACCGGTCACTCCAATCGCATTTAGTGCGGATACCATGCCCTTCTTTGATAATATCTTGATCTTGATTGTCCCATGAATCACCCCAAATTCTGATGGCTTGGGTTTCGACACCATCGTTAACAAACAAATTAACGAAGGGTGTGCCATTTTTAGTTGTACCCTTTGTGAATTTTTCAATCACAGCATGAATAGATCCTTGATGATCAGGGTCTTCCCTAATGTTGGAGAATTTAAATGTTGGATTATGTTTAAACAATCTTAAGGGCGATGTCCAATAAACTCCTAAGTATTCTTTTTCAAATCTTAGGAAGTCTTTATCGCTCCAATCACGGTAGTAATATTGATCTTCTTTATCTACTTTTCTATTTTCAGCCCATAGATTATTGAAGAATTCAATGAATTCGTCTCTGGTTGGCCTGTCGTGTTTATATCCTATTTTAGGCTTCCAGTTGGAGATTTTAATGGGAATCTTTTTCTTTTTTGGGTATCGTTTCTTATACTCCTCAATTTGTCTAGCGCGTTCTTTATTTAGCTTGTCTTCTGGCCAATGCTTTTCCATATATGCTTCATCATAAATCTGACGAATGCGTACATTTTCATCGTTTCTAGAAGCATATTTAAATTGATACCAGAACCATATATGCTTGGCTCTGTTTTTATGAACATTCTCAAATGCTCCTAATTTAATCAGTCTTTCAATCGGCCCTTTTTTCTTGCCATAACGTTCGACAAAATCGTCAATATTGTCGCATTTTCCACCATCAACACTAAGAGATTCAGCCACAGATGGACCGATACCTTTAATCATATCTAGACTAGGGTAAACATTAAGATCATCATCTACGATTAACTTGCCATTTAAATAACCTGTTCTGATAGGCTCAAAGACTACTCCTTCAGACTTGGCTACGCCAACATACTTGGCCCTCTTATCTTGGTGACAAAATGTAAGGATGCTGGCCCAAAACTCAGGTGGGAAATGAGCTTTGAGCCATAGTGAGCGATAAGCAATTACTCCATAGGCGTAAGCGTGACTATTAGCATGGATCGGTTGGCCTCGTTCCGCTATAGTCACATAATTGTGGTGTTTAGACTTCATTCCTAAGTTGTATGTCTGTTTTAATCCTAATGATTTAATTTTTGTTATTTTCATTTAATATCCTCACAAATCGGTATTTCTCTTTGCCTTTTATTTTTCTAAAACCATGTTCAAATGCATAAACAGCTTCCTTTTTGCCCATTTTTACGGCCCTATTATAGAGAGTCTTTTTGTGCATAACATACCCATTTTTATCGATATACCAATAGTCGGGCCTAACAATTCTGTCCAATTTAAAATTGGACGCTCTATAAATGGTTCCGTTATGTCCGCATGTGCTGTCAGCATACGCTATTAATGCTCTGGCTCTAATTAGCTTAATAGCCTTTTTTATAAACCATGAAGCAAAATTTTTCTTTTGATAACATGGATGTATGCAAAATCTTGAGATTTCGAGTACTTCATTATTGTTTAGTGATAATGTTTGGGCTATGTTTTGTCTTATTGGTCTCGACACAACAAACAAGGCTACTAAATCATTTTCTAGATACGCACCAATGTATTTTGATCCTCTAGGAACTGTGTGCAAATAATGAAATTTAGATAGAAAACTAACAGCATCCTTGTAATTGCATTCTTTAGATTCAACTTCATCAAAATCAAATGCAATTTGTTTATGTTCGTTAATTCCCAGAGCAGACTTTAGCAATTCAATGATTTTCTTTTCAAATAAAAAATCGTATTCCCACAGTACCATGAAATCATAATCTTCTCTATGATATCTATCAATAAATGACTCTTTTGCTCTGTCATTTCTTTTTGACTTTTCCAAGGAATGCCAATATTCTCCATGGCATTCTATTAGTAGATCCTTTTCCATATTACCTTGTCTTGGTATCAAACAGTCGAAAACATAAAAACCAACCTTTGTTTCTTTTCCTTCTTTGTAGTATTTAATTCCTAGGCTATCGATTATTTGATATAAATGTTCTTGCAATCTTGAAATGCGTGGCATTCTTGCTCTAGCCAGCGCTTGCTTGTTCCTATATTCTTTGTCTTTGAATTTTTTTTTGATCGCTTCGGATACTTTTCTGTTTCTTTCTTTGGTTATCCCGCTTAGTGAATGCTTTGATTTTTCTTCCTCACTAAGCGATTCCCAAAATATCTTAGATGATCTTGAGGCTAATTTTTTTCTTTCATTAGTGCTCCATGCCTTTTTCATGGATTCTATATTTTTATTCTTATTTGAGCTTCTATAACATTTAGTGCATAAATATGAGTTGATATTGGCACTTTGCTTTTTGCAATTTCTAATATGCTCTTTTTTAATTATAGATTTTACGTTAGAACAACAGCTGCATTCTACTTCTACTTTGTTGTTGCTGCTAGATCCGTCTTTTATTATCATCATATTGAATGACGTTAAGCTCATGATTAATGATTTCCTCTACAGTGTGCATAACATTGTCATCACATAAAAATTTGTGTTTCATTGTTACATGTTGTTTTATTCCGTTATCGAACTTAATTTCGAATACTTCTTGTTCGCCAGAGTCTATAAATTCTACAACATCATCAATAAAAAACTCTTGCCCGTCAAATGATATTAATTTGAGGTTTTTGTCATAGCTAGCCCACTCTTCGACTGTCTGTGTTTCCTTAGTTTCAGCATGTTCTAATAGAGTATCTTTGCTTAAACATTTGTTGAAACAATAGCGCCCAAAAGTAACCATTTTGTTCCACCACCCTTGGGCAGAGTGCGATTTGGCTCCTTCATATATGCCTTCATCGTTTCTTGGCATAGGGTCATCTAAAAAACCATTTTTTATCATTCCGCTAACGATTCTTGGGCCTAACTTAAGGACCTCTTCTTTTTTCTTTTTAGCGACTGATTTTCTGGCTTTCTCCGCTTCTGGCACGGTAAGGCCACCAAAAGTGGTCCAGAACTTAGTTAATTGTTCTTGGTACACGATAATACCATGTGTGTCTCCCAGCATTTTGGCGACACGAGGGTCTTCTTTCTTTTTCCATAATTGGTCAGGGTCGTCGCGTCTGGCAACATATTCTGGTATCATATCCATAGGGCCAGGGCGGGCCAAAGCAGTATAGGCAACTAGGTCATGGAAATTGCGCACGCCATTGGATAGCACACCTTTAGCAACATGAGTATCAAATTGGAATACGGCTTCCGTTCTTACTTCATCAGCCATTTGGATTGCTTCAGGATCATTAAACAATACAGGAACTTTTTCACCATTCGGTAATATTTGGTGACCAGCATAAGGCTCATCGCAGCTAGGGTCACATTCATCCCAATTGATTTTGATTCCTCGCGATTTCTCAATCAATTCTTCAGTGTACACATTATAAGCCATTGTTTTAAGGCCAAGAATATCGAACTTAACTAGCCCAAATGGGCTTAACTGAGTGGCTGCCATTCCTTCAGTCCACTGACTGACATACTTCCCTTTGATATAGCTCATAGGAATAGTGTCTTGAAGGGGGACACTAGAAATAATGATACCACCGGCATGTTGGCCTTGGGATTTTATTCGTCCTCTTAAGTCCAGAGCAAGTTCCACGATCTCTTCATTTTCAATGTAGTAATCTCTGAATTCTGAACAGGCAGAGCAGAGATCTTCTAGATCCATACTGTCATATTCGTCATCATTTAAAACTTTTGTTAGTTTAAGTACTTGTTGCATATCTCCTTCTAATACTCTGCAAGCGTCATTCAGTGCTTGTTTAAGCTTAAAAGTGTTCCAATTTCCAACTGTGCACACCTTATCAGAGCCATACGACTCAGATGCGTATCTTTTAATTTCATCACGAATATGCGGTAGGAAGTCTGTATCTATGTCCCAGCTAATCAGGGAAATCTGCTTGATACGGGGCGTTATGAGGTATTGGGTGATCGCCAGCTTTTAGCTGCACCCCCTCATAAGTGGCCTCATCATCAAGGATTTCCCTGACTAAGACCTCCTTTCTTGTTATTGACTTTATCTTCATGGTCTAATATTCAGTTCGTATTTGTAATGTCCACAGTCAAATACTGGGTAAAAGCCGTTTTTTATGCAATTCTGCATCTCAGTTAAGTCTTTGTCAAAATATGTCATATTGGATAGTTTATGCTTTTGCATGCTCTGACGATTAACAGTCGTGCGTGATTTTATATTATAGTAAAAATAATTCGGCTTTGTTATTTTTAGTAACTTAAACCCTGATTTCTCATAGATGTTATTCCTATCGCTAAATCTTCTATCGCAGTAAGTTATTATATTGCTGTTATGATTCTTCAAATGATGTTTCAGCAGTCTACTGAACCCGCCAACAACATTATATCCAGTTTTGGTTGCAAATCTGCTAATCTCAAACCAGTTTTGATTTCTGGTGAATGATAACATCATTAGTATCTCGGAATCACTGGCTAAGCCATAGTGGGCATACGATGATTTAAATCCATGCATATGGCTACTATTATAGAACTCTTTGGCATCTTTTGATTCTACGCTTACTATTGACAAATTTCTAGCGTATTCTTTTTGTGCTCTCATGCATCTTTGCAATAACATCGATTTTATTATCTCTTTTTTGTTTTCCCACTCATGATCCCATATCTGAATAAGCTTTATGTCGCGATTGTTAGCAACAGATGTCTTAAATTTATGTCTGTTCTTCTGATGGTATGTTGGGTTGTTATGACAGCTGTGCCAATATAATCCATTGAACTCTATTCCTATTTTGAAATCTGTTATCAAGATGTCTATTTCTAGTCCGTCTAGTGATCTTCTGTCATTGATCTCAACATTTATACTGTTACTACTTAAAAAGTCGATAATCTCTTGTTGTCCTCGTGAGACAACTACCGAACATTTTGGACATCCATGACCTTGCATATGGTCATTAGCTATTTGATTAAATGTTCCATGCTTGGAACATGTAACAAGAATTTTAGATGATGATTTTGTGTATTCAGATTTGGAATAATTATACTTGCCATTATGAACATCACTAGACCTCGATTTGAAAAAATTATTGTGATATTTGGATTTTGCTATTACTATGGATTTTTGTGATATCTTAGTCTTATATTCATCAGAATTCATTATTGATGTCATTTTCTCTCTAAAATTGTCTTCAGACCATTTACTTGAGATTGCTGCTGACATCTTATCTCTATATTTCTCAGAACCCTTTACGTTACCTTGTTTTTCTCTGTATTCATTAGTTTGCCATAATTTTAATGCGCCGGTTCTTTGTTTATCAATATATGAATTGCCAAATCTCTTAAGCATTTTGCTTTTATTAGACCATTCATTTTTAAGTCTCTCTGAGACTGCATAACTATCTATTGAACATTTTGCGCATAAATCATTTCCGGTTCTTTTTCTTTTTTTCTTATAACATACAAGCTTAATTGTTCTTATTGACTTGCACTTGTCACATTCTACTTCGACAGTATCATCGTTTTTAATTCCGGAGATGTCAGTTAGCAACATAAACTAATTTTGATTTAAATCTATTCTATCTCATCATCTTCTAAAAGATCTTTTGCCTTAATATATCCCCTAGCCGTCTTAACCATAGTGTCATCTGATAAGTTTATGACCACTCCATTTTCTAGAATAATTTCAATTCCATAAATTTTAACTTCATCACCATTAATATACAGTTTTTTATGCCCTACTACAGGGTCTACATCTGTTATACCATATATGAATGGCAATACTAAGCCGTTATCATTATGGTCAAATTTTTTACCTTCGTTTATAAGTTCCATCCAGTATTCGTTAGCACCTTGTTTAATAATTTCTTTGTGCTCATATTTTAAGCGATCAATATATTCTCGCCCTAATTTAATTGCTCTCTTACAAGAATCTCTAACAATATCAGGCCAATTATCCCAAGTCATAAGTATCTATTTGTATGAAAGTATATTTAGATGGTCAAGTAGTCGCAGAAATTTGGGACAACATGTCTATAGGCGACACTATCATAAGTGGTGGAGCAGTATATGAAATAATTACTAAAACTATTGATTTAGATAATTCAGATTTATATTGCAAAGTTAGAAGATATCTGGAAGATGGTGATCTCGTATGCGATGTATTTCGAAAACTTTATCGATCTCCATCATTTATCACTAGCGGGCCTAATACTAACGAAATCGAACATAACCCAAGAATTTTGGTATTGTTTATTGTGGCGTCCGTGGTTATTGATGGCGAACACCTTAAAAAGATGGCTGATCTATATAAGACTAATGCTATTACTCTTTGGAACCAAAAAGAGATTGATTGGAATGACATTTTTATAGATAACCCAAGATCTACTAAAAATGTTAAAAGTGCTGCGCCTGTTATTAAACAGTTATTACTGTCTTCTAAGATCCCAGAAAACCTTTGGCCTATCGAATTGCGAAATCAGTAATTGTGTCGTCGCTCAGTGGTCCAGTTCCCACGAATGACAATTTAGTATTTCGCGGCAACTCTGATGTAATATTATCAACTATCCAACTGCGCAATTTATTGCTGATTTCTGACATTGGTCCTCTTTTGCCTTTTATGTTATAGTCAATATAATCCGCAAAATTGACACTTATATGAATGTCGTTACCAGTATCGTTGTGGCGTATTGCGTCTACAAGATTTTTCTTGCTAAATGTAAATGCTCTGCGTGGGAGTTTGGTAACGGAGGTCATCTCGATGATTTTCTCTGGCGATCCGGACTCTTTTGTAATTGCATCCCAACTTGTTTCTACTTGGTCTTTATATCCAGGCCCAGAATTACCTTCATACACTTCGTGGGGGACATCTTTTTCGATATCATCCCAAGTTAGATGCTCGCCGTTTAGTCCAATATATTTTTTGTTGCTAATACGAATAGGGAAAGTTCTGAAATTAATAATAACTTGACCAGCATACTTGGTGGGGACCATGAGGTCGTCAAAGCCAGCTGCGACGGTGCAGTTTCTGCTGGTGCTGTGTGGATAGAATTGGCTAAGGCCATAGCTTAACTGAAACCCCTGGGCTACTTCTAAAAGTCCTGCTTGGCCTTGGTCTAATCTTCTCATGATCTCAGACGGAACATCACATAAAAATTCTTTTAGTTCTGGGATATCCCTAGCCAGTTTAGTGTTGGGTCTTCTTAAAATCTTTCTGGCTCTGGCAGCTCCCACACCATGGCATGTGGAACCATGAAGCATGGTTCCTTCGCCGCCATCGATTTCATTGCCATCTAAGTCTACTTCACCACGCTCAAACGCTGCATCGATATCCTGTAAGATGGCTACGACTGGGCTTATTCCTATCTTGGATTTATCGATATTGCTTTCTTCGATTTCTCGCCAAAATGCTGGTAGTTCAATGATAGACCCTGGTCCAATATATAATTTTTCATAATTGTCTAAGTATGCACAGCTGTTGAAAGTTTGGTAAAAATATTTTTTGCCATCGTCAGTTTTAACCCAATGGCCTGCTTGTGGTGCGAAAGTATTGCACGCAAATTGCCAATTGTCGGCATTCTGACATATAAATGATCCAAGCTTGCCTTTACCGCTGCTTCCGGCCCCACCATCCATCACAGTTGTTAGTTTACCGGGATTGAATAGACTATTTGTGCAGAATTTCATTGGTCAGCACATCCTTTTCTTAAGATGTAAAATACTAGAGATTGAACTTCCAATTAAATTTATCTAAAGGCAAAACTGTGTTTTTGATTTTGTGTTTTCGGAATAAATTTCTAGCATAAGTGTTTCGGTAAGGCATTCCAAAAAACACTTCTCTAATGCTGCTCTGACAAATCAATTTGGCGCATTTGGGACATGGCATTGTAGTGCAGAATAATACTGTTCCTTCTTTATTATCATTCTTAATTAATGCGTTTTCTTCCGCGTGTACACATCCACATTGACCTGGATATACACTATCGCAATGGTTTTGCGCATTTCTTATCTGACCATTGTAACCTATAGATATAATATTTGATCTATCATTGTTGGTTATTATGCAACCAACTTTCGCTCTCATGCATGTTGACCTTTGAGAGATTGTGAAAGCCATCTTCATCATTGCTTCATCTATGGATGGCCGAGCGTGGGATAAGAATACTTCGTATTTTCTGGGCATAAACAAACTACGCACAGAATACAAATCATTAAGGATTTTAATGCCATCAATACCAGCTTTGTGAACTGAGTACAGTTTGTTTTTGTTTTTCTTGCGATCTGTTATGTCATATATTTTGACTGTGTGGCCTATCGATGAATACATTAGTTTTAATTGATTAGCGAATTCTCTGGAGGCAGTAATCCCCAACGATATATTTATGGGACGATTTCTACTGATATATCCATCACCATCAAACACACCACGTAAGAAATCTCTTATGAATTCTTTTGGTATGTCTTTAGAAATTTTTAGATTAAGACTTTTAGACGGCATAATTCCATATGAAGTAGCAATGTCATAAAGGATCTTACTATATATAGTGATGCGGCAGCAATTATCTTTACCAGTGTAAATTGGTTTATCTGTCCGGAAGAATTTATTGATATCCTCTAGTACAGATTTGTCTCTTTTATGCAACGAGATGTCAATATACTTCGATTTTCTATTGGTCGACACATGTCCATCTGATGATAATAATCCGAGAATGTAGAATTTTTCACTGCAGTCAACATTCAATGAATCTTCATTTATATCATATATTCTAGGTGATCTGCTCCTACTAGCATTATTGTCTTTTAATATCTTATAGATCGTAGTCTTGCTTAGCCCGGTCTCATCTCGCAGTTCTTTTATCTTAAGGCCCTTGTTATATAAATCTATAACCACTCTTGTGGGATCTCCTGCATTGCATTCTTGTCCATCCATGTTTTGGTTCCTTTAAAATCAATTCTTACATGTAAGAGATCATTAGACAATACTGTACCATAGTCCAAGAACATCTTGTGTTTAGAATCGACACAAATCAGTAGATCGTCGATCTCAAAATCAGGAGAATCAATGCCAGTTGAGACTGGCCTATCATCTTCCCAAGTTTTAGCAATTAAGTGACCAGGGCCACTAAGGGAATAGATGTATTGGCAATGCTCGCAACATAAAATATAACTATTTTTAAAAGACTTTGGCCCTATAATACCTTCACAATATGGGCATTTCATTTAGATTAATTCTTGGGCTTCTACTTGGTATCGCAAGTTGGCATCGTCTCGGATGAATCCGTCAACTGGTTTACCACTGATTTTCATATTGCACTTGTTGATGCCGATGCTTTCTCTAGCATTTTTTACAATGTCGTGAGCTAAGTCAGGATCCAAATCATCAGTCAATAAAGAGATCATATCAAAATTGATTTTGGAATCCTTGATAGCCGCCAAACAATTTTTAACATGACTAGACCCATGTTTGGTATTAATGATCCAACGAATTTGATAAGCTTTACCAGATTGCTGTAGAAATGATATGATTCCTTTAATTTCATTAATTAGTTCAAGCTTACTTCTGCCTGCTGTAAGCCCAATATCAAATCCGTCAGCCTCAATAAGCCCTTGGATTTTATAAATCTTGTTGCCGCCAAATTCTTTGCCTTCGGGGTCAACAATAGCAAGTAGTCGATACTGAGAATTTCTTTGTAATCTTATCATGTTGACGTCAGCCAAATATCTAGATTCTACAATTAATGCAGGTGCTCTAGTCGAACACATGATTGAATCAAGCATTGTTAGATCTCTGATCTTAAGATCAGGGCCTTTGAACAAAACTTCTACTTTGTTAGTCTGATCTAGCGGTAGGGCTACTCGCATCTGGCCACCTCCCTGGCAGGAATATCCATTGTTTATTATCTACTTTTTCAGTGCCAGCATCAATCCTATTTAAATATTCTATGACTTCGTTAATTGAATAACGATGAATAGCTTCATCAAATTGGACATATCTCCAGCAACTATCTAACCCATCACTGTATAAGAATATAATTGGCTTTCCTTGGTTATTTGCTAGATTCAATTCTTCAAATGTCCCAATTGTTGGACCGCCGACGTAGCATATTATAAAATCACAACTCGACACTAATCTTAGGCAGGTGTCTCTGGCCACTGTGCTTCTCATATATGCTTTTACAACATCACCGCCATTTGAAATCACCTTTCGGCTTTTCTCTTCAAACAACTTTAAATCTTTGCGTTGCTCTTCTGATGTGAGTTCGCATCCACATTTTTGGATAAACCAATTTGGTTTTATGAGTGGGTCCCAAACTGTTATTCCCATATGCCCCAATATTGGACGAATGGCCTTGCGCCAGGTAACATTATCATCTGCACGTTCAACTGGTCCTGCCAGATAAACTCTCGATCCTTGTAAAAGTCCCATATCTTATGAAATACTTTTAGAAAGCCATTTATGATCTATGAATCTGTTCTAAGGACAGCAAATACTCAAAACCTTCTTTGTGGCCCATTCTATTGAATTTTTTGGTGAAGTCAAATGGGTTATATGAACTACAAAAATATATTTTTTCGCGTGTCTGGTCTGGCATTTTAGTGGCCATGATTTTATAATTTTCTGCCTCTATCTTGAATCTTTCTAATCGCTTATTCTTTTCGACATCTGGATTCACACCATAGTGGTGCATTTTTCCATTGACTTCACACATATCAACCCCGAATATGAATATCTTATCATAATTCATCCATAGAGCAGTTTGAATATTAGCATAAACACTGCTTCTGCCAATAACGTATCCATCATGTAAGTTTCTAGATATTCCAGTAGTGGCTTTGGCTCGTACGATAATTTGATTGTTTTTGCGACCTTGCACTGCATTACTATTAATTAGGGTTCCACCATATTGATTAAAAACATCTTTGTTTCTTTTATATTGACTATTATCACAAAAAGCCCAGTATTTAGGGGGCCATACTGATTCCAATGGTTTATTGATGACCATGATATCTATGGGTTCAACATTTTTTAGTGGACTAAAGTCATTTTCAGATACGGATGGGCCACACGCTATCATAACCAATATACGATCTTTACCGGAATTTCTTAGATTAGCTATCTTACCGTAATTGACATCCCTTTTGGGACCCTTGAGACGAACGATTTTTTTATTGCCATGTTTTACAGCTTCGACTGTCTTTTTGGTTGTAATTCTGTCTTGTTGTCTTTTAGACATGTCCCTTCTGGGGACTGGCATAACAACCGATTTTGGTTTTTGTTTTACAATTTGGGTCTTTTTAACCTCAATCTGTTTTGGTTGGACCCTGGCAGATTTAACCCCAGCAATTGACTTAACAATTGCTTTTTTATGAACCTTTATCTTCTTGGCACCCACTTTTTAAATTTGTATAAGAATAGTTTACATGTTTTCTAATATTCGTATAAAGGCCTTACCGATGGCAAAAGTTCTGGTGCTTTTTCTGAGACTTCCTTAACCACATACTTGGCATGACGTTGCTTACTTCTTTTTTGCTTGTTTTTGTAGGTGCACAAAATGCGGCTAACCGTAGTTGTTATCAAGTTGAAAACAGGGCTGCCACCCTCACAGCGCGGAGTGAATCGCATTCTTCCATCTTTAATCTTGGTCATCAGTACAGCCATTGCTTCATTGGCGAGGTGATAAAATTCTTCATCGCTTTTAGGGTGAAACTTTTTAGTAATACCACAACAAATGGAATAGAGCATTTCAGAAATCTTCTCCCAATTTCTGTCATCACCATAGCTTATGAAATTAATCCTTTTTCTCATTTTGCCATGGTTATCTTCATATTCTTCGATGGTGTATACTGATGTGGCCAACCATCCACCCCACCACTCTTCAAGCTCAACAGAGTCACAGTAATGTGGCATAATTCGTCCCCCTTGATATTAAAATACATGGAGTAATCATGTCGACCGTTGGTATGCAAATGCCTAAGCTATTCTTAAGGGGTAGTTTTGTTAACGTAACCATCAAGAACTTAACAGAAGAACAGCAAAGGGAAGTTGCTGAATGTGTAGAGTGGCTCAAAGATGATCCTCTTTTGCAGCCATCTAGATATCAGTTTAAAAATGCTCTTAAATACACTATTAAGGGTGATTACCATGATGAAGAAGCAGCCGATCAAGAATATTGTGTGGCTTTGTGGAAGGCGGTTGTGGCAGCCAAACATGGCTGGGGTAAAAATGAACCATCTGAAGAAACTATTACCAATTCTGTTCAAAGGAAAAAGTTTTTCCAGTCTTGGGTTTTTAATTATTTGAGGCAGATCTTAACAGAAAACAAACGATCTTATATTAATAATAAGTCTATAGTAGTAAAACCTACTTTCGACGCTGCAAAAGTCGAAGTATTAGCTATATTGCCCAAGAAAAGTAAGATTATTGTTGATAATGACCAATATTGTTCGATTCAATCAGACTTATTTTTATTACCATTAAAAAAGATAAATGAGCTGTTAAAATATAAATCTAAGTATATTACAAGAAACGTTCTCATCGAAATGAGTAACGACCAAATCAGCATTCGAAACAATGGGGCAGAAGGACACGAGATGGTTGAAGTAAACACACCAACATTAGTCAATGTCGCATCTGCTTCTAGAACAGTGGAGGAAGGCGGTGTGCCCGAACCATCAATTGACACAACCGGATTTAATGACCCTGATACTATTGAAGTGATGTACGATAGTCTGTCGGAACAAGCTCAACAAGTAATGAAAGTTATAACCAATCCGCCAGACGACTATATTGAAAAGTATGGCGATAAAATAGTAAAAGCATACATCAAAGAATATTTAGAACTATCACCCAAACAAGTTAAAGATATATGGTCTGAGTTGAAGATGGCTTTTGCGGCCATCGTCGGAAAACCGGACTAGACTCTTCTTTTGAAGTTTGGTATTGACTTATAAGGCTTTACATAGCTAGTATTAATAATACTGCTGTCTTGAAGTTTGTATTGCTCGTATAAATCTTTGAGTTTTTTGGAGCTACCGATTACCTCAACCACCCATTCAATTAGTTCTTTGATAGTTTTAGAACCGTTTGGGTCGCTTTTGGATTCGCCAACTGCGCTTTCGATATCACTGACGCTCTTATGATTTGTGTAACCCAAAAATGCCCGCTGATTTCCTAGGACGAATAAATTCCAACCTACTTTAATAATATTATTTTGCATGTTAATATCTTCTAAATGGTGTTTTACTTCAACAATACCACTTAGAACTTCAATTCTTTCAACTATATCCATTAATGATGGGGGATACGGTTTAACTAAAAAGTTGTCGTAGCCCTTGCCCTCAAAGTAGCAGATCAAGTTGCGACGTACAAACTCTTTTTGTAGAGTCTTGACTAAAGATGATTTTGTCGCGCTATCCATCATTGACTATATACGATCTTCCTTGTTTATTTTTTACTTTGATCTTATGTGGCAATCTGTCTTTCATCTCCTTTCTATGAGATATCATGAATACATTGCTTGGTCCGTTTTGTCTGTTAATTAGATCATCAGATATTAAAGTTACTAACTTGTTCATGGTGAATGGATCGATTTTGCCGTCTACTTCATCAAGAACCATGAAATTAGACTGGCTTCCAAAATTGGCAGTGTGAAGGTCATTTAATGCAAACATTATACTTAAATCGATGCGTTTGCATTCACCTCCGCTGTGGGTAATATAGCCCCATCTGTCCATTTTAATGCTAAGGAATTCGTCGAACTCTACTCGGTCATCTACCTCAAAATAGTCAAGATAATATCTTAAATATCTATTGAACTCTGGTATTAATTCACCTATCCAGAATGCTTTGATCTTTTTCTTATTTCGATAAGACTCTTTAATATAGTCAATATGTTCTTTTAAAGCCCTCTTCTTGGACTTCTCAGCAGCGAAATTGGTTTTTTCTTCTTCTAGATCTCGAACTTGTTTATGTTGTTCGTTGATTAAAGAAGTATAAGGATTATCTTTTGCTTTTACTTTTTTAATTGCTTCATTAGCCTTATCTATTGATTTCTTAAATGACTTTTTGGTTTCTGAAATGCGCTTATTTAAGTCTTCAATGGCTTTATCAATATTTATAAGATAGTTGTTAGTGGCCCTTGCTTCTGATTTTGTAATTGATGGGACTTGTGGCTCCAATAAATCTCCAACTGATTTTTCTAGGTCATTTAACTTGGATTTAGTATCATTGGTTTCTTTTTCAATTTTATCTCTTTTAGAGATTGACTTTTCTATTTCGTTATTATGGCTTTTAGCTTCTGCTACTGTCATTATTTTAGGCTGTAATGATTCTTCAAGGGAGAGTATGGCACCATCTACTTTAGAAAGTTTATCATTAGCTTGATTAATATCTTCATTATATTTCTCGATTTTATTGATACTGTCTTTTATGGCTTCCTTTAGCTCTTCTCCATTAATGGGGTTTCGACATTTAGTACAAGTTGATCCCAAATTCCCGCTACCATCAATGAACTTCTGCTCTATACCTCTTTTGGTTTCGGCCTCTGTGATTATAGATGACAGTTTTCTTTTTAATTCTTTAAATTTATGGGTCTTTTCGATAGTGTTTTTTCTTTTAACTATTTGTTTTTCAAGGTCGGATATATCAATATAATCACCAATAATGATGGATTCTAAAGAATTTTCATTGATTTTAACTAATGATTTTAAATCAGATATCTTCTCTTTTATGTCTGACTGTTCAGATAACTTATTTTCAAATTCAGATAGATCCTTATTGTATTGTTCCCATTCGTGTTCTATAGACTCTAAATCATACAGCTCTTGATTGTCTTTCTCTATGTTCTTACGATCTACTTGTTGAGAAAGATCTTGTATTTTGGATTCTGCATCTTTCTTAGTGAATGATAATTCTGATTTAATTTCGGTGATTTCTGATGAGATCTCATCATCAAAAGAAAGAGATTTAGATTCTAGATTAGATATATGATTTTGGATTCGGTCTATCTCATTTGTTATTCTGGTAATATCAGCATCAATGATTGAGATTTCTTTATCAATTGCGTCGGATTTATTTTTAGCCGTTTTGACGATGGGCGATAAATCGCCAACACCCATTAATGATTCCATAACTTTGCGAATCTTGGTGTCACCTAATTCTAAAAATCCACTGCTCTTTTGGCCAAATATGCTGCTGCGAATAAATGTATGGTAATCAATCTTAAAAGTATCGTTAATAAAACTTTGGACCGTCTTAGACGTAGATTTAGTAGCGTCTTCTCCATCTTTCATTACAATAGTTTCTGTAAGACCATTGTATTTTCTCATTCTAACTATTTCGTAGCCGTCATTGGTTTTAATGCTAACGCGACAGTTTTTTCCAGTTTGCCAATGAATAACTTTGTCACCTGGATTTTCAAGATTAGTTAGATTGCCGAATAGTCCCCAAGCTATCGCTTCGATTATTGATGACTTGCCAGCGCCATTGAGTTTTTCATCGCCTTCATCACGGTCTTCATTACCATCAATTTCACCTTCAATAAGACAAGCGCCTTGTAGATTATCAAAGGAGATAGAATTTTTATAATCTCCATATCCTAGGAAATTGGTCCATATTACTTCTTTGATATCAATCATCATTATACCTTGACTCAGATCTAATTTCTTCGTCTAGCGATATTAGCAGATCTTCGCTAAGGTGTTCTGGCTTATCAAATTTTAGCCATGATTTGAAAATGTTATCTGACCTGGTGAAGCCATCAGGTTTTGGATGATTTAGATTCTCTTCCTTTGGCTTAACGAACACTACGTTAGAGATGCCAGCTTCCGCTAGCTGCTCTTTAATTTCATCAGCATTATCATCTATATCCAATTCAATTTTTATACGATCATTGCTAGATGATTTTATGATTTGGTCGATATCTTTGGCAGTTGCTGTTACGAAATCCGGTGGCCGGATATTTTCCGGTATTAATTTGAATAAGTCTATAAACACTTGCTTGTCTGAGATAGTATCATAGATGATAAAACCGTGTTCTACTAAGCCCTCATCAAATCGAAATGGTATCGGACTTCCAGTATACCAAGATTTTGACCCTACCTTTTGGTGATTATGAAAATGACCAGCAAATACCTTGTTAAATTTAGTATTTTCAAATGATACTACATTCCAGTTAGGAATTAAGAAGCAAGCGTTCATCTTGGCAGATGCTATGCCGATATGTGTAATCAATATGTCGTCTTTGTTTGCTAGCTTATTAACATCTTTTATAACTTTCATATAAAAGGGTTCATGTTCTATGAACGGTACCACCCAAAATCTACGTCCATCAAGCTCAAAATTGGATACCGTATCAACATAGGTGATTTGTTTAGAAAATGGCTTAATAGCATTGATCTGCCATTTGTGGCGATAAAACATGTCATGGTTGCCGACTATTCCGATCATGTGTATTCCGGCGCTATTCATCTCATCGAAAAGTTCTGAGATGGTATTGCTAACATCGTGGGTTAACGACTCGCGATCGTGAGCTAAGTCGCCTGCTAATATGATTACTTTAATTTCGTGTTTAATGCAGAATCTTATCATGCATCTAAATGCATTAGCCAAGTCACCTAGTCTGCCAGGATACCCAAAGTGCCAGTCAGCTGTTATAACAACTTTCATCTAATTTAAAATACAAGAGGAGCAAGCTGCTGTAATATCCGCACGTGGAAATATTGACATGTTACCACAGCTAAAAACCTTTATCTTGTGATTAATTAAAAATTTATTGATATTTTGGATATGCTGGTAGGCCCTGCTATCAGTTTTCATGTCAGCAGCAATATAGATTTCTCTATATCCTAAGATGATTGCTAATTGTAAAGCGGACATAACATGGCTTTCTTTGGACCCATCATTCCAGATGGTTTCTTCTTGTAAAAAGAAAGCTGGATTAAAAGATGAATGCCTGCGATAATAAAAACAGTTTGGACTGTGACTTATATATTTCTCGTCTTTTCTTTTTTGTCTTGCCATTTGCAGTGGAAGCAATTTTAAAATTGATTGATTATTCCAATATTTTAGATCGTACCCGCAGTCGTCTGGAGTCCAGATTTTACAAGGATACTCGGTGATTGCCTCTCCCACAGCCCATACATGAACATTATTTAGGTCAATGCTGGTTTTAAAACTTTTGTCAGTTATTAATACGGAGGAGCCCCTTGCTGAATCTTCCAGTCTAACATTGTGCCCATCAGCAGTGAACAAGACAGGATTTGATGATCTGCCAATCTGCCAACCTGCATTGGCCTCTCTGCCCCATTCAACAGTTTGAAAGTCTGCCTTAAGCGTTGACGTTCCAGGCTTAGCGTTATAAAGATTGTGGTCTGGTATTTTAGTCATATGTTATATACACAACATGGAGTTTAAATGTATAACTGGCAAGAGTGCTTTCCATATCCTGAGTTTAGAAACAATCAGGCCGAAACAATTGATAACATATTAAAGCAATCTGGTGACAAGAAATATGTTATCATTGAAGCTCCAACCGGTAGCGGCAAATCAGCAATTGGCTATACTGTTGGAACTTATCTCAATGATTATTATTATATTACAGCTCAGAAAATTTTGCAGTCACAGTTATCAGCAGATTTTGGTGAAGATGGTGTATGGGCTGATGAGCCAATGGTAGAATTAAAGGGCAGAAATGCTTATGAGTGCATATTCTATAAGAAGGCTACAACCCAAGGTGGCTTAGAGACTACCAAAGAAAAGATGGATGAGTACCGTAGGAAAGCTGAGGAATACATTGATTGTTCAGTAGGGGAATGCAAAAAACACCGGAAATCGAAATTTAAATATTGCGAAAAAGAATGTCCGTATTATATCCAATTTAACGCGGCCACCAGAGCACGAGCTGTTTTAATGAATTTTCACAGTTTTTTATTTCAGACTGAGTTTGTTAAGACAAAATGGCCTAAAAAAGAGCTTTTAATTATCGATGAGGCTCATAATGCTGAGCAAGTATTAATGGATTTTATCAGTTTTTCTTTCGCTGATTTAAGTTACGATTTCAAGATTCCTAAATTGGACACTGCTGAAGAATACTATATGTTTTTTGAAGATATTGAATTAAGTGAGATAATTGATAGTAATTTAAGAGAAGTTATTCAAGAAGGTGACACTAAAAAAGAAGAATATTGGATCCAACAACGAACTAAATATAAGCAATTTGCTCAATCAATTTCATCTCATGAGTGGATCCCCAGATGGGAAGAAAAAGAGATTTCTAAAGGTGGTAAGAAGTATCGAGTTGTAGAACTAAAACCGCTTTATATTAGTGATTTTGCGTATAGCTTGTTATTTTGCAAGGCAGAAAAAGTGTTATTAATGAGTGCTACTATTCTTGATGTTAATATTATGTGCCGGTCGTTGGGTATTCCAAGATCCCAAGTGTACGCAAAAAGGTTAGGCAGCGATTTTCCAGTTGAAAATAGGCCAATTTATTATCAACCATGCGGTAGCATGTCGTTTAAAACCAAAAATGCTACCCTACCCAGAATAATGAAAGAAATCGAGAAGTTGATTGAAAAGCATAGTGATGAGCGAGGTATAATTCATACACATAATTTTGAAATAGCAAAATACATTCAAACTAACGGTAGTAGAGATTTAAAACATCGCATATTTATGCAAACTGAGTATAGTTCTAAAGATATTATGCTAGAACAACACGCTAAGAGCGATAACGGTATTATTATCGCTCCAGCAATGCATGAAGGATTAGATTTAAAAAATGACTTAGCTCGTTTTCAAATCATCTGCAAAGTGCCATATCCAGGCATTGGGGATAATCCTCAATTGAAAATGCGTATGGATATCGATAATAATTACTATCAATACTTAACAGCTCTGAAATTAGTTCAGTCTTATGGTAGAGCGATTAGATCCAACAAAGATTGGGCTAAAACCTATATCTTAGATGAAAATTTTAGGACCTTTTATGAAAGATCAGCAAGAATGCTTCCTTCTTGGTTTAAGGAAGCAATTATCTGGTAGAAGGGCGGTCCTGCTCGACGCCGACAGCATCACCATATGGGGCTAGACCATCAAGCCAGTGTTTATCTGACTTGCTCAATTTTTTTGGCCCAGAAGCAGTTTTCTTTATAAATTGGACTAAGCATTCTGCAACACGGTTGCTTATTTCAATATCTGGATTCGTTGCAGACCCGACAAACATGTAATCTTCAAAAATCTTAGTGTTTTTAGGCTTGTTGTTCTCCCCGATTGCACATAATATCACTCTCTTGTTGTTGGTCTGAGCGATAGTCATGCCTAGCCTGTTAAAATCCTCTTCTAAATAATATAATGAAGAGTAATCAGGACACATTTTAATTTTATTTACAATATCTTCTACGTCATCTTCATTGGCCTCTTCTATTATCCTGCTTTCAGAGGGGCTTTCTGCCAATATGTCAGTATTTCTAAACCATAAGTGGGCATTTTCGCAAGTGACTGGAGCACCTGGATGACGCCATGTGCTAATGGCGTGCTTGCCACATTTTGGGCATGGGCCAGCATCATAGGGATCTTCAATTTTACTTTCTGATAAGACCCTTGGTATTTTTTGTTCTTTTAATACTGGTTCAGAATCTTGTTCATCGTTGTATTCTTCAATTTTGTGTGGCTTTAATGGCTTAATATAATGCCCGTGTGGATACAATATATCTCTTATTCTAGCTTGATTGTCGTTGTATTCTTGTGATTCCACAATTGTTAGTACTGTATCTTCAACAGAATCGCACAGTTCGACATTATGAGCTTTACAAGCATCTTCTATGAATTTCTTTTTAGCCCCTTCAATGAAATAATCTTCTGACTTAAGATCGGTCCCGGCAACCCTATTGATTGCCGGTACAGATTTGCACTTCAATATTTCTTCTAAGACTTTAAGGTCCATGATTTAGATTTGATTATTTTCTTTCATCGACCGGGCTATCTTTGACAGCTGATTCAACTAAGTTCTTGCAATGATTAGAATTGTCATTGCCTTTACCGTCAACAACTTCTACATCACGGCCTTCCATTAGTGATCTAATTTCCGTAATTAGTTCCTTATTAGCTTTAGGGTTCATTTTGTAATACCCATCATCATCTTTTGCAAGCATATCACGTGCATATTTACTACGAAGATATAGTTTTATTGGGAACTCTTTATAATACTCCGCAATGCTAAGCATTCCAAATTTTATGGATTGTAAGACAGATTGGTTAGCGCTGTATTCACCTATGGAAAATGATCGTTCCCATTTATGATTTAGTGATATTAATATCACTGCAAATCCAGATCCCTGGTTGCGGAAAGCAGCACCATCTGCGTAGATTTCTAAATGATTCATAGTACTATTTACATCTTCACTTTTAGCATGTAACCACCACGGCTTGGTGACAAAAATCTATCGAATGATAAGCCGAATTTTATTGGGTCCATGCTAGTAATGCCCAATAGAAAGCAAACTAATGAGCCGCCAGCTGATCCGCGTGCTGGCCCAGTTTGACAATTGAGCTTATGGCTGTGTTGTACTAAATCTTGCATAATTAGAAAATATGATGCAAACCCTTTTTCTATAAATCTATTAAGTTCAATAGTGGTTTGTTCCAAGTAAGTGACCATTTTACCATCAACTTCATATTTATTTTGGTTAGTGTGCAAGCAATGTCGTTTTAGGGCATTGTAAGTTCTGGCCTTTAAGATTCTGTCAGAATCATCAATTTCCGGCAATTTAGGCGAGGTATCAGCGTTGAAAGCATTGCATTTGTTTGCTACTTCTAGTGATCGATCACAAGCTAGTTCGAATTTGTGCTCGTCAAGAGCCCTATCATATAGACAAGTATGGTAGGTCCCACGCAGTTCGCTCCTGGTTTTAAAGTAAAGTTCTGAACTGTAGTCTTTAATTCTTCTGATGGTTGTGTTTCTGCCAATTGCTATCATTGCGCGATAAAGTTTTTCATGTTGTCTTTTAATATGACGAACATCATTCGATACTACTGTTTGGAGTTTTATTCCATGCTCTTGTTCATATCTATTAATTAGGGTGGATTGAGTCATTAAGCGATCTAGGTCTGAACCCCATACGCTATCTTGGCAACGTAGCACCTGTTCAATGTAAAAATCCTCACCGAATTTGTTGTGGAACCAATCTAGATAATCATAGGCGCACAAAGCGCCATACTCTGGATTTTCAATGCCACCAACATAGCCAAATTCTATGAACCGATCAAGTAAACTTCCAGTCATTATGATGATATTGCCATTAGCATACCGTTCTAAAATTTCTCTAGTCACTTTTGGGACGTAATAATAGCCGTTTTTCCAAGATTCAGCGTTGATATTGACTAAATCTTTATATCCTTGCTCGTTTTTGGCTAATATGGTGATTTGTGGAGTCCTAAAAGGTCTGCAGGCTAATAATAGTGCAGGATGATTTTTGGGATCATCGTTTTCATTATCGATCATTTTGCGTCTAACTGTTTCGTAGTCGCTAAAATATACAGACATGCCTACGATATACTTTAGGCCAGTTTCTTTAGCGGCTATGTAGCAGTCTGGCACACTGGACATATAGCCAGTTTCAGTAATAGCCAATCCAGACATATTATGGTTTATGGCTTCGTGAAATAAGTCTTCAGGATTATCAACCCCGTTTAGGATGCTAAATTTACTGTGAACATTGAGATGGAAAAATTCGCCAACTCCAAAGTTCTGATCACATTCTTCTCTAGTTAAAGATAAAGACCTTCTAGTGATTTGTCTTCTGTAATATTTAGATAGCGTTTTTTCTTTATAGGCTTGCTTAACGGATTTCTCATCAGATTGAATCCGATAATCACCTATGTTGTAGTCTTTAAGATTCATAAACATATTTGTAATTGCCAGAGTTCCAAAATCTTCTATATCCATTGTTAAACATGTTCTGATATTCAGTCAATTCTGGGTCAAAATCATCTAACAGATTATGTAGCCGATGCTTTTGACACGACATTCTAGACAAAACCACATTTCTTTTTATATAAAAATAGTTAGGTTTAGTTAATCCTTTGCATTTAAAGCCTAATTTGCTATATACTTTTCCATTTGATATATCAGCGTCAGCAAATGTCAATACTTTAGCTTTCCCAACAAGTCTTATAAATTCTTTAAACATTTTTGATGCACCGCCAACAACAGTAACGCCCATAATAGTAGCAAATCGGGCTATTTCGTAATCGTATTCATTTTTGGGTGATTTAACGAACCCCATAGAACTAACCAGTTTGTTGTCATGTGTTAAACCTATTCTAATGCTGGCTGATACGCATCCGTGAAGATGGTTTTTATCCATAAATTCTTTATACTCTTTAAAATTTAGTTGTACGATAGAACATTTTCTGGCATATATTTTATTGTTATGCTTTAAATGATTATTGATAATTCCTAAATAGATTTCTTTTCTTTGTTTCCAAACATGTTCGTTTATGTGTACTAATCTTATACCTAAGTTTTCACATGTTATAGTCTTGTTCTGGTGTTTGAATATCTGTTTTTTACTTTCTTTGTGGTTGTAAGAATGCCAAAACCATCCATTGAATTCAATTGCCAATTTTTTAGTTGGAATATAAAAGTCTAATTCGTATGGTGTTATAATATTCCTATCACAATAGTTATAGTTTATTCCATGATTGTCGAACAGACCAATCAATTCAGACTCATATTGATTGGAATAACATTTTGGACATCCGGATCCAATAACATGATCGCCTGCTATCTGTTCGAATTCTCCATGCTCTGGGCATATTATTATTATCTTGTTTTTATATCCAGAATAATTAACCAATGAATAATCATATTTATGATCATGTTTTTCATTGCATCTGCTTATAAAATCATTTTGGTCTACTAATAAATAACTGGACCTATTGTCATTATAACATTTTGGACACCCGGCTTTTCTATATAAATGTTGGTCTATTCTTTGTCTAAATATTTCATGCTTTGGGCATATTATTTCCACTTTTTGTAAAGTGTTTTTTATGTTATCTTTAACGTATCTATACTTATTGTTGTGAATCTTATTGGCTTTTGATACGAATTGAACGAAACTCATCCTTTGCTTATTTGACATTTTTTCATAAAAACATTTTCTACATCCCTTTTTGGAATATATGTGCCCGCCAGCTTTCTGTAAAAACAGACCATGTTTAGGACAAATTACACCAATTTTGCTTTTTAAATCTACATTGCTTGGTAGATTATCATATTTGTAATGACCATGAACAGAATTAGCCTTTTTGATATATTCTTCTCTATCCATGTCATATCTTTGAATCCATAAGCACACACTACATTTTGAAATATAGACCCTTCATCATTTTCTCAAAACATTTTGCTCCGGTAGCAGCGTCTGCCAAAGCGGCATGTGCCTTAGGGTTTTCAATTCCTAGGTGCTTGGAGATGACTCCTTGGCTATCAGTCAAGTGCGTATAGCCATTCTTTACTTTGTATATGATCCATAAAGATATCAGGTCGATCCAAGTATTAGATGCAAATGGTGTTACTTGATATCGATCTGCGTTAGAATACCACATGCTCTTATCGAATTCAGCGTTTTGAGCGACTATTGTTGGCTTTTCTGAAGGACACACTTCTTGGAGATATTTATTGAAATCTAGCAACCCTTCTTCGGCATGGACACCAGTCTTTTCCCACTGGCTTTCACTATAATGGCCTACTTCTAGCGCTTCTTCGTCTGCATTATCTGGGTTTTGCAACAAAAGCCTTTTATGAAAGGTGCTTTTCAAATCCACGGAATAATCGTCTCTAATATAAACCGCACCTATTTCTGTAATATCGTGCTTATATGGATCAAGACCGGATGTCTCTGTGTCTAAGAATATAAATGCCATATTTGTTAAATACTAGGAGAAATTTCTAGCTGCGGTAGCATAATAATTGGTGCCGTCATATAAGAATGACCATATGTCAATTGATCCATCTGCATTAGATGCAGCTGGTTGATTGCCTTTAGGAAATAATACATTGGCTGGAAATATAGGTTCGTGATTTCCACCACTTCCTTGTGTCATAATTAATTGCAAGCTGGAAGGCCCAGGCGGGTCAGAAAATGAAATAGTAGTATCTTCAGTTAATGTTATACTTTGTTTGTTTCCTTTACACCAGTCAATACTAGCTGTAGATCCATTATTAGTAGCTGGCTTGACGGCATTATAAGAAGCTGATTTTTCGAATATAGCTTTAAATGCAGTGGTAATAGTATCATCAGTCCCATCGACTAGACGCCAAAAGATACCGTTAGTAACATCTACCACTGCGTCTTCAATTAACCAAGTAATATATCTGTTAAAATCCTCTCCTTTGGATACTGTTTCAAGAATAGAAATGAATTTTTCTGATATTAGTAAATCAATATTATTAGACTTGGGGTCATATTTTGTCTCGAATTCCCACGTTTCATTATCATTAGCAGCAATTCTTGCGAATAAAGCGTGCAAGAACATATCTTTAATTTGGTCGCCAGCTTCAGCTACCACTTCTAGTTCTTCTGTGTCTAGAAGTTCTAACTTAAATCCTCGTGGTCTTGGTATTTGGAAGTCGTACGGCATGTTTTATTTATATTTGATGTGCTAAATAAGATGACTTTTAGGTTAAATATAAATAGCAAAAATGAAGATTAGATATGTAAATACTTCTAGCCCTCCGGGAGGCACAGGACTTACTAATGATACTAGTGGTGTTAATAGGGCATATAATTCATTAAGCGAAGCTGAAGCTGGTGAGCAAACTGACCTAACAATTGATAATGTTCCTCTAATAATTTATTGCAGTGGTGCCCCAGATGATACTACTTTAGTCAATTTTAATACCGGTTGGAATACTGGCCCAGACGCGTATATTGAAATCAGGGGAAACCCTGACGATCCTAATGGTGAAAATGTTGGCGCTTTTGATGCCACCAAGTACAACTTGGCTTTTTCTGGTGGTAGTCGTCCCTTATCAATAGGCGTGCAGTATTTCCGTGTTGAGAAGATTCAAATCACACACACTAAAAGTGGTGGAGATGCCGCTAGAGGCTCTATTGAGGTTAGACAGATAAGTGGAGCTGAAAGCGACACGGACATTAGAATATTAAGAAATGTCATTAGACAGTCTGGGTCCACTAATGCAACACCACATGGCGTTAGAATAACTGATGGAAGCATTGATGGATCAATTAGGATTGAGAATAACGTAATATATGATTATAATACCTCCGTTGATAGTAACGGAATTTTTGTCGATAATACTAATGCCAGTGCTAGTGTTATCGCTATTAATAATACAATTATTAATTGTAGTACTCCGATAGAAGATGATCCTTCTGTTACTAAGGCCACTAACAATATTGACCAAGACGCCGCCAATTCGTATGACGGAACATTTGTAGCTGGTAGTGGGTTTAACCTAACAGATCAGGCCACTGGGCTGCCTGGGGGTAGCAATGTTTATAATTCATCGTTAACTTTCGTTGACGCTGCTGGCGATGACTTCCATTTAACTGATTCTGACGCTGATGCTATTGGTGCTGGTGTCGGACCTAATACTGATATTGATGTTCCTGACATTGACATTGACGGTGATGTTAGGTCTGGCGCCAATACAGATATTGGGTTTGATGAATTTGTTGCAGACTCTAGTTCTTCTACTGATCTTCTGTCAACTTCTTCATCATCAACCCCGCAAGAGTCAAGCTCTTCCACTAGCACTTCTGACGCCGATAGTTTGAGTAGTTCGTCACTGTTTACTTCTAGCTCTAGTAGTTCAATCAGTTCTCCTTCTTCTAATTCAAGCTCATCTGATTCTTCAAGTTCTTCCTCTAGCAGCGTTAGCCTATCTTCTAACTCTAGCTCGTCCGATTCGTCTAACTCTAGCTCGTCCGATTCGTCTAACTCTAGCTCGTCCGATTCGTCTAACTCTAGCTCGTCCGATTCAAACAGCAGCACATCAACTAGTAGTTCACCAACTTCTGGGTCTACTCAAAGTCAAAGTACGTCTTCTGGTGATCCCCAATCTCTATCATCATCATCAGGCTCATCTGTAAGCCGCTCATTCTCGTCATCTTCTGTTAGCACGAGATCTACTCAGAGTATTGAAGAAACTTCTAGTAGTCAGAGTGCTTCTGGATCGAGTTCGTCGTCTCCAGTGGAGACTAGCTCTAGTAGTTCTGTAGACTATCTGTTTCCAGAGAACTGGGGCAAATGCGCCAGACTGTGTATTAATGTTGACTTGGTTGAAGAGGGTGTGGTTGACTTTCCAGTTATGGTCACCCATAACAATGTTGATATTTCGATGTTAGACTTGGATGGCCCTACTCCAGCCAGGACAGACGGTGGAGATATTAGGTTCTCATTGGACGAAATGGGAACTCAAATGTTGGCAGCCGATATTGTCGAGATCAGTCTGTCATCAGACCCTGATGAATCCAGATTTACAGCTTATGTTAAAATTCCTGAATTAAGTATAACTGAAGACACTTGTTTCTATATCTGGTGGTTTAATCCATCTGCAACTCTTCCTAATGACAACAGTGCTATAGGCAGGCATTCTGTTTACTCCAATAATTATCAAGGGTTATGGCAATTAGGTGCTTTTAATGGAACTACAGTAGAAGATAGAACAAATTCAAATATTGATATGACTGAAGCTGGGTCCATTTCAATATCAGCTGTAGAAGATGGCTTATTCGCTAAGGCATTGAGATTTAGCGGTACTGGAAATTATTTAATTGATACTGATGGCGAGTCTATATTAAATGGCTTGGAGGCAATAACTGTTACTGCCATTGTCAAGTCAGATGTTACTGGAACTGATGCTGGCATATTTGATGGTAATGATCCAAATGGATCTGATACACATGTTCAACTTCGTTATGATGCAGCTGGATTTGCAGGTGGTGGCACCAATGTTTTGAAAGGTGGTGTCAATAGTATAAATAACAATGCCTTTGAAACTTCAAATAATTCACAAACCACTGATTGGCAAATGGTATCAATGGTATGGGATTCTAACTTCCCAGTAGGAAACAGACAAGCTCAAATATTTATAGATGCTGTTCTTGACACCCCAACGGAAGTTAGTGGCCAAAAAAGCACTCCCATAGCTGATAATGATGAATGGTCTATAGGCAGGGCTTCTAAGTTTGGAGGCTCTGCCAATGGCTGGGATGGTTTGATCCAAGAAGTTAGTGTCTCATCGATTCGTCGTACTGCTGGCTGGATTCAGACTGAATATAATAACAGATTTAATAACATTGAATTTTTTAGCTTAATGCCATGTAACTCGTCATCCAGCACTTCTGGCTCCAGCCTTAGCACTTCTAGTTCCAGCTCAAGCAATACCCCATCTACTTCGACTAGTTCTGATTCTAGCCTGTCTACGGTTAGCACATCTAGCTCCAGCTCAAGCAATACCCCATCTACTTCAAGTAGTAGCGGTTCTTCCTTAAGCACTTCAAGCTCTGGCAGCAGCAATACCCCATCTTCTAGCTCCAGTGATGACCCATCGTCCCCGAGCACGTCAAGCACATCTAGTAGTTCTAACACTATTTCTTCTACTAGTACTTCCTCAATGTCTTCTGTAACAGAGACGTCATCATCAATATCTAGTTTTTCTAATTCATTTAGTACTCAGTCTACAGAATCATTAACTATTTCTACATCGTCTGATAGTTCTTCGTCATTCAGTTCAATACCAACTGTTTCTACTTCTAGCTCTACTTCTCTTCATGAAGAACGCATCTGTATCGTTGAAGATGATTTTTTCGATGACACTCAACATCAAGATCTGACCCGTATTATCCAGTGGGGCGGTCATCCTATTGGTGCCACTGGTTTCTTATATAGCGACCATCTAGATCAGCAAGCAGTTCATCCCAATATGTCTGGTGGTGAATATGATATTTCTGGATTTAATGGATTTTTTGATAATAATCTAAACACTTTTGTATGTTTGGACTGGGAATTCCCAGAAGAAATTCCACATGATACTTCAAGAGTTGAAGTAACTTGTGGATTGAGTTGGTCGTCTTTGTCGACTAGTGGCGAAGGAAGAAGAATTGTATTAACATTAATGGAAGATTATCCATCAGGCGGCCCGCAGGTAGGGGATTTCAATGAGGGGGTTGATGACTTTGATCCAGGTGTGGCCCCATTTGGTAGGCCAGCATATGGTGTAAGAGTTTTAGGGCAGACCATTCCAGATAACATTATTATGACTTATGGTGGTGGTGAAGTTGATGTAGGTGAATTTGAACATACTGACTATTCTTGGCTTCCTGGTTTTTATTCTGCTGCTGGTGGTGGCAATCCTGGTGTAGGGCCAGATTTCCCCAGTAATGGATATGTCACTGGTTTTGCCCCTCTTTCAACCACAAGATGGGTTCAATTGAAATGGGTTATTAGTCCAGGCAGTCAGCAGATCTTTATTGATAATGTTTTAATAGCTGAAATGCCACTACCTCAAAATAGCGATGAAGCTCCACTTTATCGCTATTTTGAATCATTCAAGGCTTTGAGGCTGTACTTTAGATCAGCTGATGATACAGAATACGTATCTGGTCTTAAAGTATGTTATACTGATTTGAGGGTCGGTAGCGTAAGCACAAGCTCTAGCAGTACTTCCTCATCTAGTATATCTTCTGACACTAGCATCTCTTCATTGTCGTCAGAGTCAACCATAACTACAGCCAGCTCTGTGTCGTCTGCTAGCTCTCAGAGTAGTTTAAGTACCAGCAGTTCTAGTAGTTCTAATACCCCTTCAACAAGCTCTACTTCTACTTCATCAGATAGCAGTATAAGTTCTCAGAGTACTAGTAGCTCAAGTTCTAGCAATACTCCATCTACAAGTTCTACTTCGTCTTCGCCATCTAGCTTGAGCACTAGTTCTAGCTCAAGTAATACTCCTTCTACATCTTCTAGCTCTACCTCTAGTGGTTCTTCTCAGAGTAGTCTGAGCACATCCAGTTCTAGCTCAAGCAATACTCCTTCTACATCTTCTAGCTCTACTTCTTCTCCTAGCTCGATAAGTTCTCAGAGCACCAGCAGCTCTAGCTCAAGTAATACTCCTTCTACATCTTCTAGCTCTACCTCTAGTGGTTCTTCTCAGAGTAGTCTGAGCACATCCAGTTCTAGTAGTGATGATACTTCTAGTTCTAGCTCAAGTAATACTCCTTCTACATCATCTACTTCTACTTCAAGTGATTCTTCACTGAGTAGTCTGAGCACATCTAGTTCTAGCTCAAGTAATACTCCTTCTACATCATCTACTTCTACTTCAAGTGATTCTTCACTGAGTAGTCTGAGCACATCTAGTTCTAGCTCAAGTAATACTCCTTCTACATCATCTACTTCT